TTGACAACACTATTGTGCCAGAGGGTTACTTTACTATCGTCCTGCGCACCGAAGTCACCAACGGCAATTACAAGTTTTTAACCCAGACCAATGGGCAAGATTGCTCGAAAAGTCCAATGGGTCTATTCAAAGACCTGCACATTGATAACGACTTAGCGCAAGTTGATCAAGACATTCAAGACTTCTACTCAATTCCCCAAACCACTGCTTAACTACAAAGGAAAAAGCAACCATGTATAACCTCGACCCAAACGCAGCACGAAAAGCTGACACGCAAGGTAACCAAATCAAAGAACTTGGCAAATACCTTGGCGCTATCACACAGGCGGAAGACATCACGGCAAAGACCGGCACTAAAGGTATCAACCTGTATTTCACAAGCGACGCAGGCCAAAAGACCAAGGTTTCAATTTATGTGGAAAAAGCAGACGGCACAAAGCTCAGTGGCTTCTATTTGCTCCAAGCGATGATGACGTGTTTACAGTTGCGCAGCTTGTCACCTAAGCAAGGCAATGTGACGGTTTACGACTACGACCAGAAAAAAGACGTAACCAAGCAAGCAAGCATTTTTCCCGAGCTATGCAAGCCAATTGGCCTATTGTTGGGCACTGAGGACTATCTAAAGCAAGATGGCGGTGTAGGTAGCCGCATGGTGTTGCGCGGTGTGTTCCAGGCAAGCACAGAGCTGACAGCGAGCGAGATTCTCGACCGTAAGACTGTGCCGGAAGCTCTGCCCAAAATGGTGCAGGCGCTTAAACATAACCCGCTAAAGACTGCACCAATGGCACAGCGCACACATGCGCCTATGCCCGATGATCAGTTTTTTGACGATAGCAGCGAGATTCCTTTTTGATGCGTGACTGATTTTTGGCACTGGTAGCCTCTGAGGAATCTCGGGGGAGCGCACTACCAGTGTCAATTTATTTCTAAATATTTTACAAAACGCTAGTAAATTCGATTACACTATAAGCACACAAACAAAGGAAACGAAATGACCAAGCTACCTGAACCAGAAGGAAGAATATGTTTTGACGGCGGAGATTGGGAAGAGGATTTTGTGAGTAGTCAAGACGCTTATTCAGAGGAGCAGATGCTCCAGTTCCGGCGTGATGCGTTGGAGGAAGTTGCGAAGTATTGCGAATCAAACCAAGTCTGGATTTTCGGCGGAAAACGATGGTTTATCCCATTTAATGATATGTTCGGCAGCATTCATCAAGGAATGGACTATGCGGCAGCTATCCGCAAACTAGGCGAATCGCTATAAAGGAAACCAATGTCATCACTTTTTAATCTGTCAAATCAGTACCTAGAACTGGCCCACACACTCGCAGAGCTTGATTTGGATAGCACCACAATCGCTGACACTCTCGAAGCTAGCAACCTGCCCGACGATATTTCCACCAAAGCGGCAAACATCGAATACGTCGCCCGCAGTGCCGAGGCTAACCATGCAGCGATTGATGCAGAGATATCCCGTTTGCAGGCTCTAAAAGCGCATCGCACAAAGATTGCAGCGGGTTTGCGGGAATACATCTTGCAGAACATGCAACGAATGAACATTGAGCGCATTGAATGTCCATTGTTCACAATGAAGATACAAAAGAACCCAGCCAGCGTAGATGTTTACGACGAACGAAGTATCCCGGCTGACTTTTTTGTCACACCAGAGCAACCGCCTGCCCGTGTGGATAAGAAAGCACTGGCGACCGCTATGAAGGTAGGCCATGAGATTCCAGGGGCTAGACTGGTGCAAAGCGTAAGGCTAGCTATCAAATGAGAAAGATCTCTGCATATGCACGTAAGCTGCGACGTACTGACCAAACCTACAACGCTGCGGCATGGTTGAATGCGTTGACCAAATGCCGGGCATATTCTGATGAATTGCTGCCAGGTGCAATAGCCAAAGTGCCTAGCTTTGAAGCTATTAGGGCGCTGATTGTTGACACCCGCATGGCGTTTGAGCGAATCAAAAGCGGGAGTGGCACTTGCAATGACTACGATGTGCTGATTGTGGCACTGGGCGAAGCAAAGATACGGTTTGCCCAAATAGCAGGCAACGAAAACCCAGCAGTTGACGTGCTAGACACTGCGGACGCTGCATTGCTACGTACACGCACACGATGGGATAAAACGGGCGCATGGGGCTTTGACGGCCCTGCATTGTCAGAGATAGCGGACGGCCTCGACTTGTTTGAGGAAGTTGCAACAAATAGCAGCCCGATGCAAATGCACAATGCAATGCTTGAGCGTAATCGGTTAGTTGAACAAATGAGTAAACAAACATGACCATCACCCAAATATCAGACCGCGAGATTGCCCTGCAAGCGCAACTCGCAGCGATGACAGCAAGCCGTGACGAATACCAGCAAGCCGCCGACAAGATGGCAATGGAACACAAGGTCGAGCGTGACAAACTGCGCCAGCACATCAAGCACATTGGCAATGACGCTCTGCGAAGTGAGAACCACGAACTGCGCCAGCAACTAGCCGATGCTACGGCGCTGATAGAGGCCAGCAGAAAGCAGGAGCCTGTAGCTTGGTTTGAGCTTAACGAGTCATTAGACGCTTGGTTTCTTGCTTACGGCTTCAATCCAAAAGGAAAGACACGCCCACTCTACGTCAACCCAGTGGTTGCGGATGACGTGCTGAAAGATGCGGAGCGTTTGGACTGGCTTGATAAAAACATCTTCAACCGAGAAAACGTAGATTGGGTTACGAATAAGGTAAGCAAAACTGAAAATATGTGGGTGATGTTTGCACCGGTTGGTGTTCACGGCAGCGCGAGAGCAATCATCGACGCAGCTATGAAAGGCACAGCATGTTAAACGACCGAGATTCAAACATGGCAGCAAACGCAATCTGCCACTCCGCATCAATGATTCAAGAGTCATCATCAATGATTCAAGAGTCATTCCGTGTAATTGCTTATGAAAGCACACGACCATCAGTTCTATTTAAGCCTCGCATATTCAAAGACGGGAACAAGTGGTGCGCGTTGCTTGGCGATGACCTGCAATCCGGTGTGTGCGGGTTTGGGGACTCTCCAGCGGATGCGACATGGAACTTTGATGAGCAGTGGAAGGCCACATCAAACGCAGTGATTGACATGGAAAAGTGCAGTTGCGTTTTAGAGCGTGACACCCTGCGCCAGCAACTAGCATCCGCAATGCAATTGGCCCAACTAAATGGCGAGATTGGTGCTGAACTTAAGGCCGACAAACTGGCGCTTGAAACGGAAGTGGAAAGACTTAAAGATCGGGCGAAGAACTTGATGCATATATTGATGCAGCCATGAAAGGTGCAGCATGACAAAAGAACAAATACTCGAAGTGCTCAAACTGCTCTCAGCATTAGAGGCGTGGAGCTTTGCAGAAAAGCACAATCTGCCAGACTATCTTTGGGAGCGACTAGACAAAAGCATCCAAGTTTTGACGGATAAGGTGCTAAATTGACGCAAACACAAATACAGCAACTACTAAACTACTGCTACCACGCTGAAAGCGAAGGCTGGTACTACGGAAATCAAGCGCAGTTTATTGAGCGTCATAACGCAATCGTCAAGTGGCTAAAGGAGCAGTTGAAATGACCGAGCGCCCCGACTCCCCCTGCATCGCCGTGTGTGACACCCTTTATCAAGCAACCCATTGCTCAGGCTGTGGCAGGACTATCCAAGAAGTAGCCAATTGGGTAATTCTCAGCGAAGCCGAGAAAAACGCGGTGTGGCAGCGCATCGCGACTGAAGGCACGGCAAAGCGGTTTACAACTTACAAGGAGCGAGCATGAAAGACCGCATCACCGTCACATTCAGCCTAAACCTAGCCGATGCTGCACAGTGGCAGAAGGTGGGCGGTGCAAAGTGGCTCAGAAAGAAGCTGCGGGGTATGCGGTCTATCGGGGTAGAAAAGAAACTACGCGATAAGGCTATGCGCGAGGCTTATGCAAGTGGCCAAAGTATCCTGGCCATTGCCGCTAGCTTTAATGTACATAAATCGACGGTTCGTCGGTCGCTAAAAGTCTGATAGAATCACACCAACACGGCCCCCATCAAAAGCACTTCGGTGCAATTGCTTGGGGGTTTTTCATTTGGATGCTACGCCCTTGACTTTTTCAACTGAGCGCAAGCCACCGATGCCCAATAGTCCAGTTACTACAACCCATAACAAATCACTATTCACATCAGGCGGTTCTGGCCAGCCTTTAATACGGG